TTTTGTTAAGCTAGTTGCTGCGGGAACAGTAGAGAAATCTGCTATTACAACGGCTGTCGTTGCAGGCACTGTTGGAATATTTGTAGGTTGTTCTTACACTGATCCAACTTCTAACCAGCTAACTTTTAATCAGCAATTCCCTGCTTCTACAGCAGCAGATGACATTATGGCATATGTTGTTGACGATCCTGATCTTGTTTTCAGGATGCAAGGTGATGGCTCTATCGCTCAGACAGGACTTGGAAACAATGTTTCACTAGTCAGTACTGCTGGCTCGACTTCAATAGGTCGAAGCAAAAACGCGGTAGATGCTTCTACGATTGCTACTACTAACAGCTTACCGATGCGTATTGTTGAGTTTGTTGATGGCCCATCCAGCTCAGTTGGTGACAGCTACACAGACGTATTAGTGACATATTTGCCACTAAGCCACGCATACGAAACCGCGCTAGGCGTATAAAGGAGATTAAAGAATGGCTATTTCTAGAGCGCAAATGCTTAAAGAACTCCTGCCGGGACTTAATGCCCTTTTTGGCTTGGAGTATGGAAAATACGAAGACGAGCATGAACTCATTTATGAGACTGAAAGCTCGGAGCGTAGTTTTGAAGAGGAAGTGAAGTTGAGCGGCTTTGGTGCTGCTCCTGTGAAAAACGAAGGTTCTGCAATCTCTTATGATTCAGCACAAGAGTCTTTTACTGCACGATATAACCACGAAACTATTGCTATGGGATTCGCAATTACGGAAGAAGCGATGGAAGATAACTTGTATGACTCATTGTCTGCACGTTATACCAAAGCTCTTGCTCGTGCTATGGCGTATACCAAGCAAGTTAAGTCGGTTAATCCTCTTAACAACGGTTTCACCAATTCATACCAGTCTGGTGATGGGGTTAACCTATTCACTGCATCTGGTGACGGTGTTACTGGTGGTGACGGACACCCGCTAGTTAATGGCGGAACAAACAGCAACCGTCCTTCTACAGCAGCAGACTTAAACGAAACATCTTTAGAAAATGCAATTATTGATATTGCTGCCTTTACTGATGAGCGTGGTCTGTTAATTGCTGCTAGACCTCGACGTTTGATTGTCCCCCCTGCTTTGATGTTTACAGCAACTAGATTGCTGGAATCTACTCAGCGTGTTGCTACAGCAGATAATGACATTAACGCGATCCAGAATATGGGAGCCATCCCTGAAGGATATGCGGTAAATCACTATTTGACTGACTCAAATGCATTCTACATCATTACGGATGTTCCTAATGGTCTGAAGCATTTCGAGCGTACCGCGCTTGAGACAAGCATGGACGGAGACTTTGATACTGGTAACGTGAGATACAAGGCAAGGGAGCGATACTCTTTTGGAGTAAGTGACCCACTTGGAATTTACGGTTCACCCGGATCAAGCTAACG